AATGCAGAATAAACTTGTGGGTTAATTTGAACCATTCTTGTAAACATAAATTCCTGGTGTGCTGCAATATGTGCTGGATGGTCTTGCATAGGAAAAGCCTTAGGTGGTTGTCCTTTCATTACCATTCCGTTTTCAGTAGCTGGACCAGTTGGTTCAGGCATATCTGGATTAGGTTTTAATATTGCATCAATATTATCAACACCCATAGCTGCATACATTCTTCTATACGCTTCACGTAAATCATGCATCTGTGGATTAGAACTTGCTAACTGTAATTGTTGTTGCGCAAGTGTAATACGTTGTGCCATGGAGAATATGTTTGGATCTGAAATAGGTAAGATATCAACACGATCATCAAAATCTTGTTGTTTAATCATTCTATTGCCACCAATAACTTGGTAAGGATATTCCGGTGGTAGATACAATTGGAATACTCTTGCAAGTAAATTAAACTCTTCTTTTTGTCCGTAGTGCAATCGCTTGTGAATAGCACTCATCACTTTAGTTCCACGCTCAAGTAATGCTAAAGTTGTTCCTACAGGGTTTTGTTCATTACCTTCACCCATTTTCATATCAGCTATGGCAGCAAATGATTTACCTGCATCAACAGCAAAACCTAATAACGCAAACAACGTTTGTGATGGTTCTTTAAATGGAAGTGGTAATAATGATTCCCTAATAGAATTACCTGTTACATCTACATCTCTAAATTCACCTGGTTGTAAAGGTTCATCATGGTCGCGTATACGCATACCACGTGCTTTAAAACCTGCTGGAAGATTGGCAAGAGTACCTGCATCAATTAACTGCCGCAAAACACTTGTTGCAGTTCTTGACAATCCACCTAGCATATGAATCAGGCCAAAGCCATAAAAGCCTAATCCAGGGAGGAATTTAAAATGTACAAAATAAGAAATCTTTTTCATAAACTGGTCTTGTTGATTCCAGTTTCTTCGTATGGATAAAATAGTTTGTGAGTATTTATCTATAGTAACAATATAAGGAAGTTTAATTCCTTTAGGATCTTCAAATCCTGGTACATCTGCATTTACATGCATCTCTAAAATTTCATGTTCATCGTCATCATTGGCAAATTCTTTTTGAACTCCTTCTAGTTCATTGACTTTTTCTCTTACTTCAGAAGGATCTACTTCACCACTTGGTAATTCAACATCTTTATAAAATCCTGAAACTTGAAGTTTACGCACTTCATTGTTTGTCATTTTAATACAATGCGTAATTCTTTCAGCACTCTCCAGATCTGTTGCCATGTAGTTAACAACACAATCTTCACTTGTTACAAATTTAGAAACAGCTCTTTGTAGAATTGGATCGTAATAAACTTTTTTAAATGCAGAACCAGATAATGGTAAATAGAATAATAGCTGATCCATTTCTGGGTCATACTCTTTCATTACAGATGTAATCTGGTAATTCATATATTCTTTTACACGCTCTGCCTGGTCTTGTACTTCAGGTGTAACTTGTCCTACTATTTGTGTGCGTACGGGGCCGCTTGGGGGGAGGAGTTCCTTATAAGCTTGAGCTTGAAACTGAGTTACAGATTCAGCAAGCAAAGGATGTACGACCCCTGACGCACCTTCGAAGGGTTGTGTTCGGTCTTCATACTTAAAGCCTAACATATCGAGTCCCTTGATATAGGTATCTTCCCAATCTTTACGTGACTCTTTATCCGCCTCGAATGCTCCCACAAGATCATTAGAGAACTTGCGTGACTGTGTTTCGTCGATGTATTCCGCTAGGTTTGCATCGAATGGAATTTGTGATTGATCAATTGGTGCATTAGGGTCAAAGTTAACCTCTGCACCACCATCTGGTGTTTCGATTAATTCTACGTCTGATTCAAAATCTACTACTTGTTCAGGTAATTGAATTTCTTGACCGACTGGTTCAATATCTAAAGCACCTTGTAGTGCTTCCATAGCTTTGTCTATATTGTTATTCTGGTTCTTTTTAGCCATCTATCTCCCCTTATAGTGGTTGTATAACATCTTTCATGATGCCATACGGTTGTGGTCCTTTTTCTGGTGGAACTGTTTTTGTTAATCCACCTTTTGAATAAGCAGGTAAGCCCTTACTAATTTTTTCTAATGCCTTGGTATTACCTTTTAACATTAGAACTGGAACTCCATAATAGTTCCATTCATTTCGTCCCCCAAACGAACCACCTCTTATTTGATCACCTTTTATGGAAGTTTGAATTAAGTCAGCCCCACTTTTAGATTTAGCTTTAGCTAACGCTTTCTTCAAAATGTCTCCATATGCAACTAAGTTACCTTGGTAATCTTTGCTTCCTCTGCTTAGATTACGGTTTTTAACTGCTGGTGTCGAAAAAGCAACACCGTCGTAATTACCATCTTTTGCTACACGCAGCAAGTACTTAATTGCAAATTCCATATAATCTTGAGAATTTTTAAATGGTCCTTCAGGAATACCAGTTGTTTCTTTACTTAACTTTTTAGCAGCATCCC